CCAGCGAGTGGAGTTGCGCCACCTAAGGAGTCTACAACTGGCCAGCTATCGGGACGGGTCGATAGCGTGAAATAAAACGTATTAAAAAATATAAGGAGATCATAAGGAAGAATGCTCCCGTCCTAAAGGCCATGGAAGGAGTCGAACCCTCTGAGGCTTCCAACCCTCGAACCGTCATAACCCGTGATGGATCAACCACATCACTCTGAACTATCATCATTACCAGTTTTTGGTATTTTTTGTTGATCGTTTGGAACGTATATCAGATTCCCTTGTATGTAAATTTGTGAAAAAGAGGACTCTCCTTTATTTATTTATAGATTGATATACAGGCCAGCCGTGTGTTAAGGCATAAAACCAGTTGTTTTATCACGGCTGTTTTGAAGCGCCCCACTCGCTTCGGTATCAGTGTGTTATTGTTATCGTTTGTGAGGTAATAACTGACAAACCTTTCAGAGTCTGCCAGCCTGAATTAAGCACCTAATGCCCACGCACGTTCTAGTGTTAACTGTACAGATAATTCACGTTTCTTTCTCCGTCCTTTTGGACGATGCTTGATAAGAAATTCATCCAGTGCCATGTCCATCTTAATAGTCATCTTCTCTGGATAGTTGTCACCGTAGTATTGCATACACTCCAACAAAAATTGATTGTCCATATAATTCTCAAAGCGTTTTAATTGTGTTGGTGGTGGCATCGTGCCGTCTCTTCGTGAGCGGTTGATATTTCCACTTGCACGTTGATCGCCAAGGATATTGAATAATTTATTGACACCACCATATTTTTTAGTCAAGTTGTCGTATTCCTCATAAAATTGATCTATAAGTGACATCATTCACCTCTTTTATTTAAATGTCATCGTCATTCGTAGCAACTCCCGATTGTTTTGGATTGTTGCTTGTGCTTCCTGTTTCTTCATTTGTATTTTCAGCAGTTGGTTGTTGATTAGGTTGCGCTGTTTCATTTTTTTCTGTTCCAGTTGTTCCAGCTCCTGCAGTTGTAACTGTGCTTTTGCTAGTTCTTGTTGTAGCTGTTCCTTGTACTTCATCTACTTTTGCTCCACGGACGATATCCAGCGCATCTTCTACACTGCGTGCGATTCCTGCAAGTGCGCCACGCGCTTTTACTGTTTTGATAAATTGTTTCTGTTCTGGTCTCACTCGACCGTTTGCGTTTTTTACTTCGATGTAAAATATTTTCCCATCGGGTCTAAAGCCGTATAAATCTGGATGGCCTTTCGGTAATCCCGTATCAAACCATCTGCCATCTACGGTTTTTACTTTCCCAACATTCGCCCGAAATACTGTATAGCCATTTTCGGTTAAGGCCACCCGTATTTCATTTTGTATAGTATGTTCAGTTTTCACAACATCCTCCAAAAGTTCCCGTAGTGGTTCCGATTAATGGAACCACCAGAAAACCAGTAATACCAAGGGTTTTGCTTGTGTTTTTGGCAAAAAGTTCCCGTAGCGGTACCCGTTTCTATTTATATATATTTTTATTATTTATTTATTTATTATTTCAATAGAATAGTAATGGAACAGTGGAACCAATATAACCTAAACACTAGAACCGCAAGGGGTTAAGGTGGTTCCCGTTCTCCATTTTTTAATGGAACCAAACGGGAACTCAGGAACTTTTTTCATACCCCATAGTAGGAATTTGACTTTCTTCATCTGCCCAAATAAATCCGATATAGTGTTTTGGAACATCAATCGATGGAACAAATTTACTCAAAGGTTTTATTTTCTTCTTCACCCAACCATCGGGAATATTTTTAGCTAGTTGAATTTCAAACTTACGTTTAGTCAGTTTAGTCACTCCCTCATCCTTGCACCATTCCTGATACAACCACCACAAATACCTTGACGGGAGGCGGGTGGACTCGAATTTATTGAACCATTCCATGACGAATGCCTTGACTGTATCGTTTGATTCCTTGAAATCTTCGAGGGCTTCGAGTGATGCTTTCGGTTCGATAAACCGATCGAATGAAATTTCTAAGGCTTTCTTCAAAACGTACTCTAAGACATCCTCACGGTAGATGTAATCGTCTTTGATAGCCCAGTTGTCATCCTCGCTTGAGAATGATTTTTTAAACGGAATGATTGCAAACCGTCTGTATGTACCGTTAGTTTTGTTTTTAAACCGTGGGAGTTCGTTTGTGGACTGGATAACAGTTTTCTTAAACACTGTTGTGTAAGGCTGTTTGTTTTTCTCTTCTACTAATACTGGTTCACCAGTTACCACGCTGTTAAAGTTTGAAGATTCATCCACGTATATACCAGCCTGGACATCATCACCAATCACTACTGTTTTCCCCTCAATCATTGAGAGTGAGAAACGTTCTGCGAATTGATTGATTTTAAGACTAGCTACGTTTTTCATTCCGACCACATTCGTGATTAATTGCTGGACTGTACCCTTACCATCGTTCCCCTCACCGACAAACCAGATAGATTTGCGGTATGAGTAGTTACCGTTAAGACTCGCAGAAATGACTTGCCAGATGAGATGTACTAGCTCCTCATCACCACTCATTAAATCCAGCAACCAATCATCTACGTTCCAACCGTCAATTGTTGGAGATTTTGCAAAGTGATTGTATTCAGTAGCGATGGTTGAGAATGCTACGAATTCATGTGTAAATCCTGTAAGGAATTTTCTTTGTTTGTCATAGATACCGTTTTTTACTAAGATAAAACGCTTAGGGTCTTTGTATTCTCCTGTGGAAAAGTTACATGAGAAGTGTTCATGCTGGTTAACCCGTGGGGTCGCTGCGAGCATAAAGAGTACATTCTTTGCGCGTGCCTCGCTAAAGTTTGGCTCTAATAGTCGAATGATTTTATAAGCATAGCTGGGGTCTTTGTGATAATACCCATGATCTGGATCATAGACCGCTACACGATCATTTGATAGATTGACAATGTATAGAATTTCTTCCATCCCTTGCGCTACTGCTAACTCAGTGAGGCGCGTGGGTGGATTCTTCTTTGGTGTTACTGTGTTCGTGACTGGATCATAATCGTTCTTATGTTCTTCCAGCCAGCGCTCACGATAGTCACGACACGCTAACCGAATTTCTCGCCAATCGTTTGGTTTTTCGATGATTTCGATTAAGTGCCGTTGTTGTTGCATTTCGCGGTACTGCTGTTTTAATAATTCAAGATCCATCCATATCCTTTCTAAGCATACTTTCAAACGTTCTGTCTAATTCACTCTGTGGTAAACTTTCGGGTGTGTAGTGATTCGCTAGTTTTGCAAGCATATAAATCGCATCCACTTCTACCCCTCTAAGGAGCAGACCACCGATAAAACTTGCAAGTGCGTTATTTCTACCGCCTTTATCACCCAGCCCGAATACGACCTGTTCGAATAGTTTTGCTGTTTTGCTTGAATACTCACCTTTCTGATAATCCGTGGTAAAATTCACCTTGGATTTTTTCTTTTCAGTTTTTAAGATTTCTAAAATCTCTGGTGGACATTCAGCAATAGGATGCTTGTTCTTCCACTTATACTGACCTTTGGAATTATTGCTAGGTGGTACTAAAATGTAATTGTTTTTGTTAGCTTTAATATCTATACCAGCCTTGATCCGTATATCTTGACTTATTTCAATTCCTTGTGGCTTCTTTAAGTAGATATGCTCTCCACCACTTGGAGTAGTAACTCTGAGGGTGTCTGGTATGTATTGCGATAATTCCCAATCGTTTAATGATTGGTAGCCGTTTTCGGTTTTATTGACATCAATATCAATCACGAAAAAGTCTACTGTTCTGAGCGCTATATTCGCCTCTGGTTCTTCGTGCCAAAACCGTTTGATATCGTCAGCGGTAAAGGTGCTATCTTTAAATTTAGTGATAGCACGCTTACTACGCTTGTCGATCGGAATGACAGAAAAACCGTTTGCTTGATAATTCAGCGCGTAATCTACCATTCCTACCATAGTCTTAGAATGGCAAATCTAAGTCTTCGATTTGTTGGTTCGTTGATGGTTTGATCTCACCAGCAAACGCTGGCAATTCTGATTGCTCCATCTTCGTTACATTTAGATTCTCGTAAGTCTGACCGTTGTATTCTGATGTAACGTTTTTAACGGTTACTTTGAGTGACTTACCACGAATTAATTCAAGGAATTGGTCGATAGAGTTGATTTCTACACCCTCTGGAATCTTGACCGCTTTGGCATAACGTTGAAGCGCCCATGTTGGATATTGAAGCGTTTCTTTATTGATCCAGATTTTGTCAAAGATCAAGTTGTTGCGGAATTTCTGCTGGAAGTCATCCCGAATTTTAAGGCGGATGTCCAGGAAATCTGTACCGTTTTTGCTTGCGTTCTGCTCCGCCTGTGAGACGAATACCTCATACGTTCCATCTGTGATAGATGCGAATTGCTCTGCTGCTTCATAGTTTACTGAGAATAGTGACATAATAAGTTACCTCCAAATATTTAACCTTTTCTGTTGAAACCATAACCACCCGTTTGCGTATCCTTTTAAATTTCGAAATGCTTTTAATTCAGCTAGGTTCTGGCATTTTGTATATTGTTTTCCATATTTTTTAACGCGACAATATACCATCGCTTCATCTTTTCGGACCTCGATTTCTTCACCATTCACATTGATGAATACCATCTCTTGGTCTATCTTTGTAAGCTCAATTTCTGAGCGTTTATCGTCTAAATTTATGACAATTTTCGGTTGAATGATAACCGCCCCACAATACGGGCAACAATTATCTTTCATCTGCTCTCTCCAAAATGTCGCAAAACATTGTTCACAAGTTTTTGGAGATTTTTCGGCTGGTTTTTTCGTTTTAGAAATTCCAGCTAGTGACCAATCCCGATCATCGTTTGGTAATCCATGTCTTAAGTGGTTGCCTACGTGGTCGATAAGGATTGCACGTTTGCCCTCTCTGGGGTTAAGTGGTCGCATTGCGAATTGTAAGTATAACGACAGAGATGCTGTTGGTCGTAGCATGATACAGACATCTACATTCGGTAAGTCAATTCCTTCCGTAAATAGATTCACATTTACCATGATGGTTATTTCACCATCTCGAAAGGCCTGCATATATTCTTCACGCGCCTTTTTATCCGTCTGACCAGTTACGACTACTGCGCGATAACCGTTATTATTAAATCGTTCTGCGACTTTTTCAGCGTATACTACGCTGTGGACATATACGATAGCTTGCTTACCGTCTGCTAATCGTTTGTAGTGGTCGATAAAATCACCATACTCACCCTTAAAATCAAGTGCATCATCTATCGAACTGTTGGTAAATTCTCCAGATCGCTTTCTTAATTTTTTTAAATCGAGGAGATTAACAGAATAATAATCAAACTCTGATATGTTCCCGCGTTTCTGTAGCCACCGAATGGATTTACCGATCACTAGATCATCTGCTAGATCATCGAACCCAGCCCCATCTAAGCGGATTGGTGTGCCTGTGAAGAATAACTGAGTAGCATCTTTGAAATATTTCAATATCGTTTGATATTGTTTAGCTTTTATATGGTGGGCCTCATCGACTAATACCACATCGAATTTTGGGAGGGTGTCCAGTTTTCGGACTAGACTACCAACCGTACCGATGGTTACATAATCAAGATTGACTTCACCACGTTTAAATGTTTCTTCTACTTGCTCATTTATTTCTTTTCGATGGCTAAAAAATAGTACGTGTTTTTGTTTGTCGGTCGCATTTTTTGCTATGTGCGACATGACTACCGTTTTTCCAGATCGTGGTTACGGGGGTGATTGAACCATGATTTTTTTATGTCCATCAATCATAGATTTCTTAATATCCATGATTAACTCTTTCTGATAATCACGTAATTCAAACACCACTAATCATCACCCCCTTTAAATAACTCTTCGACTTTACAGCCTTTACGATTGTCCAAGCGATTCTTAGCATATACGCTGGCAGATGGTTGTAAGATAAATCCTCGTACTTCTTCACCATCGTCCGTGGTTTTCTTCACCAATCGGGCTACCACGTCAGTCAATCCAAGGAAGTTATTTAAAATCTTAGGGCGAATGTCTGGCATTGCACGGTTGTAGATCATGCCATTTTCGTCCGTCCATTGGTCGCTCGCTTCCCACGCTGTAAATACAATACGTTTATTGAGTTGAAGCAATGCCCGTAGACTATCTAAAATCGTAAAGTCCACACGTTGGTAATCTGCTTGCGATGGCACACGATGATTTTTACCGTCACGGCCAAGGTTTGCAAGACACGCTCTGAATAGCTCTGAAACGTTATCGACTACGATTGTGTCGTATGGTTCACCAGCACCATTTAGTAGCTCTTTAACGACCGTTAACCACTCATCCCAAATCTTGTGCGTGTCAACATCTGCAATATCAATGTTTTCGCATCCCGCCAAGACTTTAGCAGATTTATCAATGTTAATGACTAGTGTCTTACCCTCGATGTATTTAATCGCGCTGGTCTTACCAAATCCTGGATTTCCATAGATTAAGTAACACGCATCGTCATTCGTGATTTTCGTTGCCCGTGTGATTTTCATCGATCTTTCCTCCATCCATATACTCGCTCAGAATCGCACTCGTATCGCACATCATTCGCACTTGTCGTTTGCGTTCTTTAAAGAGTTCTTCTACCAACTCTTTCGGTATCGTGTGCCGATATCGTTTTAAGACTTCCTCAATAGCCAGATTGATTTCCTCTTCTAGCATTTTTGTGTAAGTCCCTGTGTTAATCAGTAGCGAATCTGCTGTAACGTTGCCAAACTTATCGTGATAATCTGGCGCACATACTAATTCGTATTTCGTGTTAACGTAAAATCTCATTGTTACACCTCTAATCTGTATAGATTTTAATTCCACTGGCTGTTACGTCGAAACCGAAACATAAATTTCCATCATCACAAATTAAAGCTAGTTCAAGAGTGGTTAACTTAGGCCTATTCTTGGTGATGAAATAAGTTTTATTTCCATAGCCTGTATAAAAGTCATATACAACATCTACATTTTCTTTTTCCTCATCGCTCATGAAAGTCTTATAGTAGTATTGGTTAACGATTTTGTATTTTTCTTTTAATTCAGCAAGAGCAAGTTTATTCGATTTACGTTTTTCTTCTTCATTCTCTGTGTAAGCCCACGCAGAATAAATTTTATTTTTAGTTGTCATTGTTACACCTCATCATCATCGCCTAACCAGCGTTTGCCAGACCCGTACCAGTGCCATAGATCTGGATCGTGGTAGTCGATTTCTTCTTCAATTTCTGTTTCTGAATCAAACGGAAGCATGGTTATTTCCCCAATTATCAGAATGCGAGTGCTTGCGTGCATACGCTAGATCAGCTTGAAATGCTTGGTATCCCTCGTTGAATTTCTCTTGCAAATCTTCCTCGTACTGCTTCATAATTGCATCTTGTTTAGCTTGACGGGCTTTCTTTCGTTGCGCCCGTTTGAAGTCCCATACAGCCCCTGCGAAACCTGCTGTGAAGAATAATCCTGCAACTACCATCGTTCCTAATAGTTCGTTATACATTTTGTTTCTCCTTTAAACTCCCAATTGTTTTTCTTTTTTAAGATTTTCTAGCATCTCTGCAAGTGTTTCTTTTTTAGCACGATAGCGATTCCGACTTTTCCATTTGACAAACAGTCGAAATCCTTCGTAGTTGATAAAGACAATCTTATGTGTTGGATTATCAATGAATTGCTTAAAATCAGGATGCTCTCGCATCTCAGTGGCCCAGACTTTTGCAGTTCCAACTGTGAGACCTTCCCACATCTGGCAAAGATGTGTATAATCTCCATGAGTCGCTTTTTCGTTAGTTCCTACTGGCTTGTAAGTGATTTCTGCTTTAGGCATGGATTTATTTTCCTTTCTGTGATATAATTCAGTTAGTTATTTTAGTAAGCGCCTGACTTTGTTAGGTGCTTTTTTTGAATTAAGCCACATCTTTTTGCTCAATCAGTGGCAAAATTCCTTTTTTATTTTTAAGTAAATCGTAAAGGAACAAACGCCCTTTTTGAGTCCAGTATGTATGCATCTTGCTATAATTTGCATCAATTGTGTGAGTTTTTGATTGAGTATAACCTTTACCTGCGTATTTTTGATACAAGAGCCAAGTATTTCCTTGTTTGAATTGAATTTTCAACTCGTGGAGAATTTTATTCAATTTTTTTGCGCTCATTCCGTAATCTTTTGCAATTACAGAAATTGCCACTAGTGATTTATTTTGTAATACCAAATCATAATAAGATGCTTTAGGTTGTAGTTCTTGAATGATTTGGTTTTTTTGAGCAATTTCTTCTTGTGCTTGCAAACGCAATTGACGTTCTTCCTTAAGTTTTTGAAGTGCTGCGATTGCCATATCTGGGTTATTAAGCAGATCATCAATAGCATACAAACCATATTTACGAATTGATTTCAAGATTTCTTTGACTTTCTTTTTGAATTCTTTAGCCAGTGGCTTACGAGATTGCATAAGAACTTCATAGAGACCGTTTTCTGTTAAAAACCATACTTCTCTATTTTGACCTGAACGGAATAATGTTCCGACCAGCTTCTCATCTTCATCGATTTTATCCAGCATTTTATTTACACTAGACAAATCATATTCAATCCACTCTGCAACATCCTTTGCAACAAACAGTGGTTCATCTGTTGTACCGTATACTGTGAAGTGTTTACCGAGAACTTCCTGCTCAGTGATTATTTGTAATTCCATACTGTTCCTTTCTAGTTTGGTAATTTCAGAAATTCCGAAACGTTATCCAAGAAAAAATCGTCAACAGTGACGTTTAAAGCATTTGCAAGTAGTACAAGATTCTTGTAACTAGCACTTCTTAGATTTGCAGGGCTAGATTCATATCTCTGGATAGTTCTTGCAGTAATGCCTGTTTCTTCAGATAACTCTTGTTGGGTTTTATTTCGGAAACGACGTAGAACCTTCAATGTACTTGTCATACATATCTCCTTTCGTGATTTATATATTCATTATACACTTCGGTTTTTCCGATGTCAAGAGTTTTATTTCATTTTTTTAGAAATTTTTTTCTCTTTTCGTTTTACTTAATTCGGAAAAAGTGATATTATATAGGAAAGAAATTAAGAAGGAGACCACAACAATGACAGAAGAAAGAAATTATTTCGCAACAAATTTAAAATTTCTTCGCCAAAAACATGGCCTCGAACAAATAGATCTTGCAACGAGGTTAGGTAGAAAAAGTTCATCTTCAATTAGTGAATGGGAAAAAGGAAAATATACTCCTAAAGCTGGAGTTCTTAATGATATAGCAAAAATTTTTGGTGTATCACTATCAAAATTAATGTCTACAGATTTAACAAATCCTTCCTCTGAAATTGAAGAAGAAAGTTCCACATTTAAAACAATTCAACGTAAAGCAAAAAAATTAAGTGTTACTGATCAAGAACGTTTGCTCAAAATTATGGAGATAACTTTCCAAAATATTTCGAATGGAGGTGGCGAAAACGACCACGATTTCTAGGGATATCGATTACGAAAAATTAAAAAATATAGCATATAGTTTTCTGAACCAATACACAAATGGTAAATTGCCAATTGACCTACTCCATATTATTTCACAACTTGATAATCTTCATCTTATGAAATATAGCACCTTTGCAAAAGAAAACGATTTGGATATTAATGAAGTTTACCAATTTTTAAATAGTGAAGATGGCGCATTGTGGTACAAAACCGATACACAAACATATATCTTGCTATACAATGATACTATTGATAATAAAGAACGTATTCGTTTTACAATCGCTCACGAATTAGGACATTATATTTTAAAACATAACGAAGTGAGTGATAAAACATCTTTATCTCGTTACACTTTGACTGAAGATGAATATAATGTATTTGAAAAAGAAGCAAACTTTTTTGCTAAGCATTTATTAGTGCCGTTTCCAATCCTTGGAAATTATGTGATGTTCTTTCGTTCTATGAATGACCAATTCATCCAAAATGTTTTCCAAGTTTCATTTTCTGTTGCAAATTATGTCATTGAAAATCTGAAATCTATGCAAACTTTTGGATTGGTAAAAGATGGTCATGAGGTTGAAAAGAAATTTTCTAGGTATATCACTACAAGTAAAAGTACCAGAATTTGCAGAACTTGTTGCAGCAAAATAGATAGAAATTCAAGATACTGTCATATCTGTTCTGCTCAACAACCAAAAGGAACAACGACATTAGAAGCTTATTTAGAAAATAGAGAGAAAGAAAAAGAACGTATGAGATACCCCAAATATGAATTAGATTTGACTGGATACCCATCGGCATGCCCACGGTGCGGAAATGAAGAGTTGGACTATAACAAATACTGTAACATTTGCGGGATATACACAAGGAATATTTGTGTTGGCCATTATGAAAACAACTACGATCAATTTGGTTACATGATAGCAATTGAACATTACTTAGAAAATGGATGTAAAAAAACTCTGTCTGGTAATTCTCGTTACTGTCCTGATTGTGGTGGAAAATCAAGCTACTTCTTTCAAGGATTGCTTAAAAATTGGGATTTAGAAAAAGAGGAATTAAAATTATGAAAATAGGACCACGGACACCGAATATAAAAAAGAGAGTATCATCTCGTACAACTGGCGCTATAAATCGAAAAGTTAAAAGAGCCACATCTCCATTATACGGACAAAAAGGTATTGGTTGGGTAAAAGATCCAAAACGTGCAGCATACAATAAAATATACAACCAAACAACAACTGATTTTGATTTAGCAGAAGGTTGCTCATACGGTTGCGGTTGTCTTGTATTTATTGTGATGATGGTTATTCTATATAACTTCTTATCAGCAATACTATAAAAAATCCCACACTCGCCTGCAAGTTAGAATGTGGGATGTACTGTGTATAGAAAGAATGGCATTAAAAAGCCCTCTTTTCTATACCC